GGGTGGATGGGAAGGGAATAGATTAAATATAATAATAATTAAATAATAATATTATTAAATATATTTAAAGATATACACATATACACCAATAGCACATAATATAATAAATGTCAAATATAACAATTGTTTATAAATAGTTGATTTTCTGGAATAAAAGGGTTATACTAGTAAGGTATCTAAAAATGGCTTCTTCAAGGAGGTAACTTATGAAGAAAGTATTATTAGCATTAATGTTATTTATTGTTGTTGGAACGTATATTAATAGACTGGATAGATCGTATATTCAATACCCCGCAGAACCGTTAGTGGTCGTCCCCGAAGGACAGACCACTTCAAGTGTTTTAGGGGCCGTACAGACCGCCAGAGAGGCTTATAGCACTACTGCAGCAAGATCTAGGGCAGTCTTTGAAAACCCTAAATCAAATAAGGCTATTGCAGCATATCAAGAGTATTTAAAAGATATAGTTCCAGACCAAGAAGAAACTTGTTATTTTAATATTATTGATAGAGAAAGTGATTGGAACCCTCTTGCTCAAAATCCAACATCTACAGCATTTGGAATAGGTCAATTCTTAAATAGTACTTGGGGATTGGTAGATTCTAAAAAGACTAAAAACCCATATGATCAAATTGATGCAATGGTCGTATATGTTAAATTAATTTATGGTGATGGATGTAATGCCTGGCACTTTAAAAGTCAACGTGGCTGGTATTAAAGTTCTTTAATTTCTTTATAAACATTGTCCCAATCATTTCCACGGCTTTCCATTGTGTGAAATTCTTTAACTAGTTTATAATTGTTTTGTCTTTCTATATTTCTTGTTTTAGGATTCTTTAATTCTTCTAAATGAGATAGCCATTGATCTTCAGTTTTTGCTACCCTTCCTATTCCGTACTCACTGTATAGGTATGAGTACTCTTCCATATCTTCTGCAATAAATGGAACTCCTGCAGCAGCATATTCTAAACCTTTGATAAATGACTTAGCCCGATTAAATTCAACTTCTCTAAGTGGTACCAATCCTATATCAAGTCTATTAAATAATTCACCATAAGTAAGAATTGGTTTCATTGGTTGAGAAGAATAACTCTTTACTGGAATACTCATTTGTTCTTGAACTGTTGGAGCATTTAAAATAGCACCAGAGTGATGAAATCTTAAATTATTTTTTTCAATAAAGTTACCAACAAATGGGCTAAGTGTTTCTAAGTCACCAGATCGCCAAGGTGTTGCACCTACCCAACCAACTGTAGGAAAAGCACCAGACTTATCTTTTCTCATTTTAAAATATTCTAGATCTATTCCATTTCTTACTAAGTATATTGGTTTACTTGGGTATTTTTGTTTATAAAAGTCTCTTAAAAATGGAGTAGATGTAATTAATGCATCAGCCATATCCATAGATCTAAAGTAGTGATCTCTGTTATTTTTTGCATTTGTTTTAGGGTCTGTGGCAATATATGCCATATTTGTTTTTTCTAATCCAGCATGATGATCATCAATGTCAATAACTATTTTTTGTCCTACCGCTTGTGCTTTAGGAATTTGATCAACTATTCCTTCAAGCATCATTAATTTTAATACTACAATGTCCCAACCGTGAATTGCTTTTTTATCTGGAATCAATAATCCAAAACCGTGTTCTTCGTGAAAGCCAGGAAAACCCATACCAACTTCCCAACCTTTTTTCTCTAACTGTTTCATTGGTAGTAAACATCTATACCAAGCACATCCATTAGGTTGCAAAGGCTTAGTTCCCCATGACCAGTCATAGGTTAAGAAACAAATTGTTGGTTTTGCCATTGGTTACTTTCTTTTAGAAGGGTGGACAGTAATTAAACCATCCACCCAGTAATTAGTAATTGTTATTTCTTTTTGGAATCCTTTGGTGTTACTGCACCAATTCCAAATTTTGTATCTTTTGGATTTACAGCACGAATTACAACCCATGATGCTGCTGCAACTGCTGAGTTTAGGATTGTGCTTAAAGCATCTCCTGTTAAAGCAGTTACATCTGCACCTGAGTCAACAAATTGTGTAACTAGTGCAATTACGAAAGCGTTTAGAGCAGACTCTAATACTTTCTTGTTTAGTAATGTTTCCATTTGTCCTCCTTAAGAACATATATATATTGTACAGTATTGCAAATGAGTATGTCAAGTGATATACTAATATTTTGAAAGGATATACTATAACTCCTCAAATATATCATTATCATATACCCAAGACTGGTGGTATATATATAGTAAATAATCTAAAAGAGTCTGGATTTTTTCATACCCCCAATTTGTCAATGTATCAAGGAACCGAGAAAGCAAACTTTGATTATCTTGATTATAAAACTATGAAGTTATCTAATTATATACATGGTCATTTTGGAATAGAGCCTTTAGACATCATAGATAATCTATTATCATATACTACGCTAAGAAATCCTGTTACTAGGGTTATTAGTCATTTTTCAATGATCCACTTTCCAATAAAGACTAGCAATATTATGAAGTTATTTAATGAATGGGTTCATAATGATAGCATTGACTATCTAGTTAAGAATAACCTACAATCAAGATTTTTAACAAACCCCCTTTCAAAAGAATATATAAAACAACATTACGATATTCGTTTTTCCACACATGTAGAAGAAGATAGACAATACTGGAGAGATGGGTTTGCTATAGACACAAAAGATCCAAGATACGATGATGCAAAAAATAATTTAAACAAAATATCCATAGTTGGTAAAATGGAAAATATGGATGAATTTATGAATAGGCTATATATGTTTATTAATGAAAACTTTAAAACTAGCCTAAAGTATAACAATATAGCAGAGCCTAAAAAACATAAAAGATTTTCTAAACTTAGCAAACATATTCAAAACAATATTCAACCATACGAGGTTAAAAAAATCATTGATTTAAATACTATAGATATGAATTTATGGGAAAGTTTATAATTTTTTATACCAAAATCCAGGAGACATATACTTTGTTCCCCTTTTTATTATTTTAGACTCATGAAGATATGGCATATTTGAAGGAAAAATAACCATACTTCCAGCACTAGGCTTTATAGTTACTCTTTGATTTTTAAAATATAACTCTCCACCCTCATAGTCATCATTTAGATATACTACAATTGACAATGTTGGAGATATTTGATCTTTTCCATTGTCATTATTGTCATAAGAATCTACATGAGGGCCCATACCTTTTCCCATATAATACTTACTTATAGACAAAGGTGTTAAGTATCCAAGTTCAATTTTATGCTCTTCTGCATACCTAGTTGAATATTCATTAATAACGTCTTTAATTTCTTTATTTATAAATAATAATAAATTATCAGTTTCATTATCCATATTACCAAGTACCCATTTTTGTTCTCCAAATACATACTCGTCATTACTTGCTGACCATTTTTTCCATTTTGTTATACTTGTATGCTCATCAAGATAACTATCGGTACTTTCTATTACATCAATTAATTTAGATGGATTGCTTATTACGTTTTTATAGTAATGAATTTTGTCATATTTATATACTTCTACATCAATATTAGACATTTTGTTTCAACCCCAAATAACTTATTATTTCTGGTTTAAACCAAGACTGCAAAACCATATATTTTGTACCCATCAATATTTTTTTAGACTCATGATAATATGGAGGAGTTGCTGGAAATATAACTAAACTTCCAGCCTCTGGCTTAATATCTATATTTTGATTTTTAAAGCATAGGCTTCCCCCATCGTAGTTATCATTAAGATACATAACTGTAGTTAATATTGGTGAATTATCGTCTCCAAATGAATCAACATGAGAAGAAAGTTCTGCATTTGTAAAATATTTATTAATAGTTAAAGGTCTTTGTTTTGTGTTTAGTCCATACATAAAATCTTTTGATACTTGAATATCATGTGTTTTACTATAGTGATCCATTGTTGATATAAGCCCATCTGATATTGTTTTATTTATAGAAATCAACAAACCATTTGTTTCATTCTTTATTAAATCAGAGACTGGTTTTATTTTTCCATAGTTGTCTGCTGGTCTTCTCCACCATTTCCATTTTTCTATACTTGTTGACTTATTTAAAAACATATCTGTATCTTCTATTAGATCTATCAAGATACTTGGATTTTCAATAACTCCCTTATAGTAATGAATTTTATCATATTGAATTATTTCAAAATTATGCATTTTTATTACCTTTATCCCATTCAGCCTTTTGTTTTTCTTGTTGCTTTCTTACCTCTTCCTCTTCTTTTTTCCATCTATCAATAGTTTCTTGATCATACTCTGCATCTGCATAATCCCAAAATGAAACCATTGTGTATCTAGTTCCTTCTAATATTTCTTTTACCCCATGAATATTTTCATGACCTCCAGGAAACATTATGTATGAGAAAACTGGTGGTTTAAATTCAATGCTATGATCTGGAAAGTATAATTCTCCGCCTTTATAGTTATCATTTAAATATAAAATTCCTACATATTTATTAATTTCAAAAGCATTTGGGACTCCATCGTGATTTGAGTTGTCCGAGTGTGGTGCAGCAAATCCCCCAACATCCCATTTCTGAGCATGAGAAGTATTTGGTCTTAATTCTCTATCAAACATAAGTTCTACTGCTTGTTTAAATCTATCCCTTATATTTTTAAAATATTCTGGCTCTAAATTAAATTGAGGTAGTCTAGAATCACTGTCTGCAAATCCCATTCCTTTAGAACCATAAAAGGCAACGTCTCCCCAAATACTAGCCATAGACTCAAAGTAATCAATCATGTCTTTTGCTTGATTAGGATTTACAAAATTATCAATTCTTGCAATGTCTTCTTTATAATACACTAAATCATTCTTCGTATACATTATTTACCTCTATGTTCTAATATTGTCCAAAAGAATGGAATAACGTATCTTATTCCACTTTTTATTTCTTTTACCCCATGTAAATAGTTTTTATCACCTGGAAAAAAATATGCAGCCCCTGCTTTAGGTTTAAACTCAATATCATGTTGAGGGAAATAAAGTTCTCCACCTTCATAATCATCGTTTAAATAAAATAAACCTGCAATGTCATAATATGGAAAATCATTTGGAAGTCCTTCATTATCACCCTCATGAAGTTCTTTGTCAGCATGTGGCAACTGATACTGGCCAGGCAGCCATCTAACTATTGCTGGATTTGTTGGAAGAGCATCAACATTATAAAACTCATCTACTTCTTTTTTAAGTCTTTTTACAATTCTATCTATACTATTAACAATTGTTAGATTTTGAGATATTATAGTATCTCTTGTTGCTACTCTATCTTTCCAATACTCTGATTCATAAATAATAGTTCCATCTTCATTATAATGAGTCTCTGTTACATCCCAAACCTTTATTGAACTAGCAAATGTATATAAACCATTTAACTCGGTAGGTTTCATAAAATTTTCTCTAGACTGAATCATGTCAGGAGAATTTCCAAAAAATCCAGAAGGGGTTATAGAAAACCTATCGTTTACAAAATTATTAGCATACTTCATATAGATATCCTATCATATTTACTCATAAGATCTTTTTTCCCATACTTCATTTTTATATACCCCACCATCTTTAACTCTATATTTTTTACTATTTTTATAATTTTTCATATTAAGGTTCTTAGGTTCTTCTATCACAATTTCAGATTCCCAGTTTTCTCTTTTAAATGGAAATAGTTGAGCATACGGTGTTCCAGCAGGAATGGTTCCAGTAAAACCTTGTATTACAAAAAATGGAAGGGATCCAGATAAATTAATTTTATCATTATCTATTATGCCAACGGTATTAATAAAAGGTAAATCAAATCTATTCATAGGAGTCAAATATAAAGCACTATATCCTTCTGGAAGAATAATTCCCCAATCAATAAACCATGCAAAATGATCTAAATAACAATTGTCTGGTTGATAAAATTGTTCCATAGGCGGCCTTGGTGTACAAAAATCTTGATAGTTTGGATCATCAATCCTACAAGATATTTTTTGATTTTCATCTAAATAAAAATGTACATCACAAGGTGTTTTTAATAAATATCCACTAATCATGGTATCAAACACAGCAGGACATGCTTTCCAGGTAGGCATCTTGCCACCGTCTTGTCCAATAACAAATTCTTCAGTATGTGGATTTTTTACAAATCTATCTGCTTTCTTATACCAATCTGGCATAACCTTATTTGCAGCAACTGGAGTAGAAATACTTTCTTTAGTTAACCAACTTCTATTACTAATAAATTTTATATTTTTTTTATCCATCAATATTCCTATTGTCTTTTATTTTTAACTTTAAAGACTTTACTTCATGATTTCCAATAGATTTACCATCATAATCTATAGCATCCCTATACCAATCTGTCCAATTTCCACCTTTAATTATTTCTGCACTTACTTCATTTCTTTTATTATGGTAGTCAAAATATGATTGAGGTAATTCATAATTGTTTAATTCTAATTCAACATTAGACATATCTGTTAAAGATATAGGTAATAATGTTACAATTGGGTCCCCTGCTTTTATTGTTATCTCTTCATTTGCTTTAGTTATCTTTATAGCAACTGGAAAAAATGAATCATAAAAAGAAGTAGATATTATACTAGTAAAGGCTTGATACGAATTGCTAAAATAATTGGGTACAGGCATGTGCAACATACTTATATTTTTTTCTGTTTTAAAAATAATTCCAGAATTAAAACTTAGTGAGGCATTTGCTCTTTCTGCATAACACCATCTGTTTCCATTTAAAATCTTAACATGATCAGCAGATGAATTATCCACACCATCCCATATAAATGTTATATCTTCGGGTGCAGATAACTCGTATCCAATAGAGTTAGCAAGACTTATTGGAAAACAATGATACGCATGTGCATCGTATGTATTATCCATCCAATTTCTTTTAACTCTTGTTTGTTTAATGCTTAACGCATCTTTAGTTAGATATGCATTAATTACTGACATTAATTTCCAGTTTCTGAATAAAACTGTGGAAGGTGAAATTTTTCACTATAATCAAGCATTGTCACTATAGAATATTTTAATCCAGAAGTTACCTTTTCTGCAATATGTGGATACATATAATTTGATGGAAATACATATACGTCTCCAGCCCTAGGCTTTACTTTCAACCCCTGAAGTCTAAAGGAAAGTTCTCCACCTTCATAAGTATCGTTTGGATATGCAACTAAAGAAACTGTGCAGTTATATGAAAACCCATGATCATGATGCTCCATAAAATGTTGGCCTTCACCATATCTAATAAAGTTAAATGACTCCCAATATCTTAATTCACCAATTTTAAAAATTGATCTATAGTGCTCTACTACTGGGAATTGTCTATCAAAACAATCTTGCCACAAACTTGCTAATTCTTCATATGCCTTACTTCCATCATTATAAAGATCAGATTTTTTATATTTAAAATCTACGCAATCTCTATAATCTTTCATTACTTGACTATATCCCACCATGGCTTGTTGCCAATTATATGGGTTATTATCTTTCATAACATTTTCAATTCTATTAATAATATCTAAAGATTCTGGTAAAACATCTCTATAAACATATATACCAGACCCTAAATCTTCAAAACTAGACCATGTTTGACCTAAGTTTTGAGATACTAAATCAGCAGCCTTCATAATAACCTTTCGACATAAATATTATACAGGAAACTTAAGAAAAAAACAACTATTTATTATGAACTAGCATATTTCCAGCAATAAACAAGTCTGTATCTTCTACGGATATTGCATATACGGTCCTAGGTCCGCCTTCATCTATTGTTATATTAGTTATTTCAGTTTCTTCAAAAGAATCAGACATTGGGTTATATTTTATAATATAATCACCTATCGCAGTTTGGTTTGTTTCTAAATACTGCCAGTTTTCACCACTAGGCTTTAATAACATTAATTGATTAAATGACATCCTAGTTCCTGAGTCATTATTAAAATACAAAGTTTGTTTTACACTAGGAACTGCACTTACAACAGTTGTTTTTATTCTAGACATATTTGTTAACATTTCTGCTTCCCACTCTTCTGGGCTTTGTACACTTTCATCTGTATACTCAGTATATGTTGGTGCCCAAATTATGTCACCAACTAAAAGATCTTCTGCTTTTTTGGTTATAATTGTGTCATTTTCTCCAACTACCGATATTAAAGTTTGTGAGTCTATACACCCCATAAATCTTGGAGGTATCCATGGGAACCAAGGTCCAAAACTTGGTGGGAAGAACGGTGGGAAGAATGGTGGAAAGAACGGTGGGAAGAATGGTGGTGCTACTGGAGTAGCAGAATTACTTGCTGCAGAAGGTGTTGATGTTGAAACTCCATTTCCTAATGTAACTGTAAATGTATAAGCAGTTCCATTAGATAATCCACTAACAGTGATTGGAGATGTTGAACTTGTTCCAGTAATTCCACTAGGGCTTGATGTTGCTGTATAAGTTGTTCCTACTGGTTTTCCTAGATAGGTTGGTGCAGTAAAAGATACGGTACACTGTGCATTTCCAGCATTTGCTACACCTATTGTAGGAGTTCCTGGCTGTATTCCACCAGCACCTAATCCAAGAATTAAAGGCATTTATTAAGCCGCCAAATCCCCAAGAACAACCCATGTGTCTGTTGCTCTTTTTACTAGAGTAGCAGCAGACCATTGTGCTCTTAGTTTTAATCCAGGAGTGCCATTAACGGTAACTCCAGCACCTGCAACAATTGTTGTTTGTCCAGAACCAGTTTGTAAAATTGTAACTTGAGAACCTATAGGCCAAGCAACTGTTGAGTTTGCTGGAACTGTTAAATTATTTCCTGATGCAACATTCATTTCTACGACTTTACCAACATCTGTTAGTGCTAATTCATAAGAGGCTGATCGAGCATTTGCTGGGATTCTAATATCAGATACTCCTGTTCCTGTAATGTTAATAGCAGAAATATTTCCAACTGCTTCAAGAGATCCAATTTTTAATGAATCATATGTTGCTCCAGTAAAGTCTACTTGAGTTGATGGAGAAGCACTTATGTTAGAGAATAATTTCCAAACTGAATCAGTATCATCTCTAACAAATCCTGTATATCTAGTGCTTGCACTTTCTACATATTTTCCAGAAAGACCAATATCTACTAGATTTGCATTATTATTTGATGCCAATAAAATTATTGGATCAGTCACTGAAACAGATTGAGTGTTAACAAAGGTTGTTGATCCAGATACATTTAAATTTCCAGTAACAGATAAATTACTTCCAACAGTTAAATTTGTTGTAATTGCAACACTATCTGGAAGTCCAATTGTAATTGATCCTGTTGAAGCAGAAACATTTACTTCATTTGCAGTTCCTGTAATTGTATGAACATAATTTTCTATTTCTACTAATTCTAATCTATTGTTAATGTCAGCAAGGTGTGCGTGAACACTATCTGCTGCTGGTGGCTCTGTGCCATCATAATCATCAATTCCATAATGATAAAGTTTAAAAGCCTCAACGATATTTGCTTGATCGTTTAATGAGGGAATCTTTGTATCGAATTCGGTGGCATTATACCCCGATGCATCGCTTACTAATTGACCTGCCATTTAGTTCACCTACTTTAAATTATAACACAATACTAAGAGAGATATTGAAGTCAATATTCCCAGTTAGATCAATTGTGCTTCCTGCTATTTGCTTAGCCTTTACTACAAAAAATAACTGTCTACTTCCTGATGTAATTATACCTTTGTTTGATATGGAATATGCAATAGCCTCAGAATGTTCGGGGGTAAGTTGAATAGATATATTTTCTGATAATAATGTTATAGGGGCATCTTGATAAAAATCACTAATAGGAATAGATACACTTGCACTACCCCCAGAAAATGTTAATTCTTCTATTGTTGTATATAATATTGGTTGAAATTTTAATATAGATTGCCATTCATTACCGCCTGGAACTGTGTTGTATTGATAAACAACACCATAGTCACCACCAGCATCAGTTCTAACATATAGGTCACTTATTTGTGGGGCTTCGTTTACGAAGGCTCCTGCGTTGCTATTTGGGTCTCCAGAGCCAGAATAAATTAAACTGCCACGATCACCTTCGGGACCTATATCTAGGCCTATTTCGATGCTTTCTGGCGGTCCAAATACTGTAATAGAGTCAGTCTGTAGCACAGAGTTTATAGCCACTTATACTGCCCTTCCTGTTACATCCTGAACCACTGTAATTGCACCAGTTAGAAGTGTGTATTTTGTTGAAGCAGATGTGTTATTAATTTGAACATCATAAACATAATTGTTTGCAGACATTAAATCTCCAAGTGCTGGAGTAATCTTGCATGTAAGACTTGTTGAACCAGTAACTACTGTTCCTGTTCCTATCAGAGTTCCTGATGAACCACGGGCGGTAGCAACTGTAAATAAATTTGAATTATAAGATGTTAAATCAAATGCTGTACCATTTGCATTTTTGGGGTATATAACAAATTCATAACTATCACCTCGATAGTAGTTAAAGTTATATGTTGCTGGAAATGCCATTTATTTAATCACCTTTATTTATTATATCATTATGAAAGTTATGTTAGATATCTAATTATTACTATACCGCTACCGCCGTTACCACCATTTGCAGCCTGACCTGCTGAACCAGATCCTCCACCTCCACCAGTATTTCCTCCACCATTTCCACCAAGTTTTGAACTACCTACTTGACCATTTTGACCAGCATTAAGTGCAGATCCTCCACCAGTTCCAAAAACTTCTCCTCCAGAACCACCTCCACCACCACCAAGCCCACCATTTCCAGATATTTGAGTTCCTCCATAATCATGCATTCCACCGCCACCGCCACCACCAAAATAATAACTAATTCCATTAGCATTTATTTGAGTACCATTTCCACCATTTCCAGATGGTGCGTCTGAATTTGCTGGACTTTGACCAACCTGACCAGAACCACCACCTCCTGCAGAAGCATGAAATCCAGTGTTAACCCATGTACAAGTTCCACCAGCAAATCCTTGACCTGACGTTCCGAGTCCTCCAACACCATTTGATCCATTATAAACCCAAGTAGCACCACCACCACATCCTCCAGCATCAGCATTAAGCCAAACAGATCCAGTAATAGTTCCACCACCTCCACCTCCACCAAGTGAAGTTATATTGTT